ATTGTCAAAAATTCTATTTACGTCAAGGGTATAGTCTAAATCAGATTTGGAGTAGTGTATATGTGCAGATGGTCGAAAATCTGGAGCACCCTGTCCAGTTTCAAACCAAGCTGGGTGCGTAACCCTTACTCTGTTGTTTGGTAAAGCCACGACGTTCCCTGTCCATTCGCCAGCATCTAATAATTGCATAACATGACTTTGCTTGTGTTGAGCCGGATCATCGGCTATTTCATTTTCTGAATAATCAACCGTAAATAAATATTTAGCTGGAAAAAATTGTCCATCTATTTTTGCCATCCAAGGACAAGGAATAGCTCGATCAATTACATAAACAGCGTTATGGTGTGAGGAGCAATCCCAGGGTTGTGCGTCATGTACAGCCATAGGCTCAGGCCACTCTTCTAAAGGTATATCTGCAACTAAAGCGGTTATTGGCATTCTTGCCCACATGGCACCACCGTGCACAGTATCCTCTTCTTCACCTTCTGGTTCTATACCTGTAAAGATAACCTGAAAACTTAAACATCTACACGGCATAGTCGTAACACCAACGGCCATAGCGTGTAAGAACTCGCCGTGATATTTTTCGTGATTATGTGTGTATTCTTTTCTTACCCAGCACTTGAAGTACGGGATATTGCTATATAGATAGGCCACTATTTCTTAGCTCTTCCTCCCCTCCTATAGCCTTTAGACATAATTTTGCCACCGTTTTTATAGCCTTTTGACTTGACTTTGCCACCATTTTTCATGCCTTTAGATTTGACTTTACCACCGTTCTTCATACCTTTAGACATAACTTTGCCGCCATTTTTCATCCCTTTGGATTTCATCATGCCGCCGTTTTTCATACCCTTAGACTTCATAGGTCCGCCGTTACGCATTCCTTTAGATTTTACTCTACCGCCGTTTTTCATGCCTTTGGACTTAACTTTACCGCCGTTAGCATAACCTTTTGTTCTTTTGTACATGTTAGCTCCTATTTACTGGTTTTTTTAGTAGTTGCCTTTTTTGTAGTTTTTTTGGCAGCAGTAGTTTTTTTCTTAGGCATATTGTAATAAATACGCTCATCCGCTACTGGTTTGTCCTTTCTTACTTTTGCAGATTCTCTAGCTTTTTGTTTAGCTTCAATCTCTTTATCTTGTTTTGTTTTAGCCATAATCTTACGAAATAGTTGTTACTTTCCTTTTATTGTTCATAACTTTACCACAGCCCCTGGCTATAAACCCACCATTTTTTTTCTTGACGCGGTTCTGTTGAGACATAGCTTTTTCTATAGCCATGCCTCTTTTCATTTCGTATGAACTAATTTTACCGTCTTTGTCTAAGTCAGCTTTTTGTCTATTTTTTAACACGGCTCCTCCTGTGTTTTTAGTTACTCTTGCTTTTGGCGTATTTGCCACAAATTGTGTTCCTCTAGCTCCTGCAGCTTTTTTCTTGCGGGCGGTTGCTGCTCTTTCTGCTTTCGACAGACTATTTGCTTTAGATTTTGGTAAGCATCTATCAGGATTTTTTTTATTTTTACTCGTGCCGCAAGGCCCTTTTATTGAACCGTCTGTCCCTATACGAACCCAGTTTTGTTTGCGCCACTCTGCTAATTGTCCCACTATCTAAGCCTCGCACGCATGACAATTCCCTGACCTCTTATTGAAACTGGACCGCCGTTAGCTTTCTTTTGTCTTTTTGATTTTTTTCCGTAATTTGGATCTTTACAGTATTTAGATGCAGCCATATTTGCATAAGCTGAGGGATATTTATCAAACGTTCTTTTTGCCCAAGCAATACCTTCTGGACAAATCTTACCGCCTGATTTGACTTTTTTTCTTTTTGCTCTTTGCCTTCTTTTTTCAGCCATCTAACAATCCCAGTCTCTTCTAGCCCAATAATTAGCACTGCATCTATCAGTAGTGCCGCCCATACCTTTGCTTCTTGCACAGTACGATTTTTTTCTAGCTGCGTTGTTTTTATGCATACCAAGCTTTGCATCGCCAAAAGTAATTCTTTTTACCCTTGAACTTTCGCTACTGCAACCTTTTACAAAAACTACTTTTCTTTTTTTTCCATACCCAGGCTCTCCTTTACGAAGAGCTCTAGGTCTGTTGAGAGTTACTTTTTTGCCTTGATATTCAGCCATTATTCATAATTTTTGTTTAACACTAAAATTATAGAATACGCGTCGCCGCTTGAGTGTCCAACCGTAGTGAAGTCAATATCGCCAGTTTTACCTGATCCAGCATTGTTTGGAATACCTGAAAAACGGTCATCATAGTATTCGTCACCGGTGCTATCAGCGGGTAGAGGTATGGCTAACACATTAGTTGACGCATCAAATTCCACGTCAACACCCATACCTCTTGTCGCCCAATAAATTCTGCCGATTGATACTCCAGTACAAGTCTGTCCTGCGTTGTTTTTTGCAAGCGCAGAAACATCAACTTTTTTTACTGAAGCCTCACCGGTACCGTCTGACTCATTGGTAAATTTTAAGACTGCAACTCTTTCGCCATCTTGAATGGTTTGAGATGTAACTGTATCAGCCATAATTTACTCCTTATCTTTCTACTGCTGCAACAACGTAGTCAATAGTCATGGTTTTAGCTGCTGCTTCACCATTTTGTATACCAAAAGAAACTGTTAATTCTTCATCGTCTGGTAGATTTGTGTTTACGACACCTACTGGTGCTGCATTGTTTACAGAATAAAATACTTTAGAAGCATCAGGATCTATAAACCAAGTGACTGTAATGAACGTATCATCAGCCATAGTTGCAACGTCTTCTGTAGTGGTAGCACTGTTATCTTTCTCAACTAAGAAATCTAAACCAGCATCACCGTCTGCTGAAATAAAGAAAACTCCATCGGTTGTATCAAGTGGAGTTGTATCTGTAATACCAAGACCCATTACAAAGTCTGATTGATCTACGTCACTTACTTTGAATCTAGCTGAGAAGTATGCTTTCTTACTAGTGCTTAATTTAAAACCTTCACCTTTTAATTGAAGGAAGTCTAAATCGTTATCACCAGCGGCGTTAGTAAGCAGTAAAGCTCCACCGGCTGATGAAGTAACTGCTTCAGATGCACTACCTGAACCAGCTTCTGTAGTTGTTATAGTCCAATCACCAGAGTTATATGTAAAAAAGTCATTGTGATACATATAAAACGTTTGGTCTGATGGATATGGTGCGAACATAGGCTGGTTTTTCTTGTGCTCAGTTGCAACAGTATTACCCGCCCATAATATTAAATTTTGGAAGTGTGGATTAGCCATTATGAACTCCTTTTGTTTGTATTAATGGAAACCGTTGCCGGCCCTCATCAAGCTAATTATTAGAAAATTCTACTACGGTAAATATATGAAAGCAATTGAAAAAAAAGGGGGCCGAAGCCCCCTGATTTTATTACGATTGAGTTAAAAACGTCGTAATCTGCGTTCTTTATGCACCTTGAGAACCAAAAACTGCTCTAAAGTTAGAGAATCCAAAAGAATATCTCTCTCTAGCTTTATATCTCATGTTTCCAGTATCAAAGTCACCCTCTAAGGCTGTGCTTAATGGAGCTCTTTGGAAGTGTTTGAAACCATCAGGACAGTCAGTTTTGATGAAGAATGCATCAGTATCTGTCAAGTAATGGTTTACAACATAACCGTCAGGCATCATACCCATATTTCTAATAGCGTTTATGTCGTTATCAGAAGTACCAGGTCTTCCTGGAGACTGTAAAAGTCTGTCAGCAATAAACTGTAGTTGTGGTGGAATAATTAACTTCATTCCTCTCAAAGCTATAGTTAGACCTCTATCGTCCGTAAACGTAGAAATACTAATTAAAGCATCTTCAAGAGAAGTTTCGTTAAGATCCGCCATAGTTGTTGCACGGTTTGCCAAAGTTCCACCGCCCCCCATAGGGTGATCTGTAGCAATTAAAGCTTTACCATCACCACCAGTTGTACTGAACGCGTTGTTCAATACAGAAGCAGCTTTGATTTGCTTAGTATTTGCCATTGATCTAGCAAGTGCTTTCGTGTATCTAGCACCAAGTCTGTCATAAAGATTATCTTCGACAGCCTCTTCAGTTAGAGCAAATGCCAAAGCAACTGTTTCGTGTGTGTACCTAGAAGTGTACCCTTCGTTAGCAGTATCAAATCTTACACCGCTACCTTCAGATTTTACTTCAGCGTTACCAAAACCCACGATAAGAGTTTCTTCTTCAAAAGCTCTGTCAGAAGTTTCTGTTTCAAAAATTTCTTCATGCTCAGCTTCGTACCTTGAATACTCCATACCGAACAAGGCGTTTAAGCCTGGCTCTAATTCTTTCGCTAATTGCGCTCTATTAATCGCCATTATTAAACTCCTGTTTTATCACGGTAGAAGTGCTCATTGATTGTTACAATAGCATTTACATTAGCTGAACCAAGCTCGTTGTTGCTTGGGTCGCCAGAAAATCCCATAATTCTTAGCTGCGCACTTGTTGCCGCTGTAGTTGCAGATATTTCAAGAGCTGACATGCCAGTTTTTACTGAACCAGTCGTGTAAGAAATATCAGCGTTTAAGCCAACATCGGTTTGCGCTAAAGAACCAGCACACTGTACTTCAAATACAGCGTCAGGATCGTCTTCTACAAATGCTACTATGTCAGAAGATACTGTCCCAGTAGGAAAATGCGAAGAAAATACAGTTTCACCATCACTGTTAGTAAAACTACATCCTCTAAACACACCTAATATTTCATCACCAGCAGCTGCTACTAAAATAGTACCAGTGTTAGTCATTTTGACAGCATCGCCTGAAAAGATATTTCCAGATGCTCCAGAGGCAATTGAATACTCAGTTGTTCCGCCGTTTGCGACACCAGAGCCCAATTTACCAACAAGGCGCATTCCGAAAGGGGCATCTTTATTAGCCATAATAAGTCACCTATTTTGTTAGTTAAAGTTTAGTGGTCACTCGCGTGATCCACCACCAAAAGTTACGCTTGATTTCCTTTCCGGTTTTAAAATCGGAGAGGACGGATCGGATTCCCTCATGAGATCATTGTCAACCGCATCTTGCTGCGTTTGGGCGCGTTGTTCGAAATAGGAGTTTCTTTCCTCACGCGTCTCATTAGGTATCTTAGCCAATAGCAAACCACCCACAGAAACTACCCCAGCGTGCTTTCCGTCGTCGAGTGAAGGGATCTCAAAACCGTCTAGCTCTTCAGCTCTAACAAGGTCGAAGCCTTCTCTGAGCCTAGAGGTTACGTTTTTTCGATCTTCTTGACCGACTACTTCTGCTCTAATCCAGCGGTATGTATAACCGTCCGGAGCAGGGGGAGTATCCAGCATTGTTGGTGGACTCCAAGGTTTGCGAGCGTCTTTTTTAGCTCGTGTGTCAGCAGAACGCGAAGTTCTGTTTTGTTCGTTATTTGCTTTTTGCTGGTCTGTCATCGTTTACCTCTTTACATATTTAGCGTACTCGTTCAACGGTACGTTAAGTTTTTTAGCCATTTGCACCTCTGAAGGAGTCAATTTTACTTTTCTCTTTCCGCTTGACGTAGCATCAACTCTTCCTGCTGATGCAACTTTTTGCTGAGGTTTTGCTTTCTCTTCAGCCGCTTCTTGGTCTCCCTCAAAGCGTCCTGGAAAATAAGACCGCATACGCAAATCAATTTCATTGTAATACTCGTCAGATTCTGGTTCAACCCCTTCATAAATAACTTGTTCATGAATTGTCTTAGCAGCGTCTGTCATTACAGGATCTTCGCCGAACCAAGGGTTGTTTTCTGCCCAAGCTTCGGTCTTTGCACTTGGCTTTCTAACCTGTTGAACTCTCTGCGGAATCTCTGCAGTTTCTTCAGCAGCTCTGACCTCATGCGTTTTTAAATTATCCTGTACTTTGCTTTCTTCTACGGCTATTTTTGATAAAACCTCTTGGGCTTTAGCTATTTTTTCGTAGTCACCAGCCTCGTGTGCTAGTTTCAAAGCATTAACCGTTTGCTCTTTTTGTGAAGCTAATCTGTTTTCTGCTTCAGATAAATAAGTTTTATCTAAGTTGG